CGAGGCCGGCCCCATGTGCAGGGGGACCACGCGACTACCCCCCCCGGCTAGCGCGCTCGTGCAGGTGGGGCAGCTTGCCGAGCCAACCTCCGGGAGGGGTAGTCGCATGCGTGGGGGCATGCCCTACGGGGTACGCCTCGCATGGGGGTGAGCATGGGCCGGTACGCCACTGGCGACCCCCTGCTCAAGGGGCCCGACTGGGAGGCCGTCAAGGCGTACCACCGTGCACGCAGGGCCCCCTGTGCCAAGTGTGGTGTGGCCATCGACTACAGCGTGAGCACAGGGCCTAGGTCCCTGCACGTGGGCCACATCGTGAGTCGTGCTGATGCACGTGCAGCCGGATGGACACGATCCATGATCAACGCGCTGTCGAACACGCAGGCTGAGTGCAGAACCTGCAGCACCAGCACCGGTGCCACGGATGGCAACCGTGCTCGTGGTCACATGGTGCATGAGGCACCCATAGAGCGTGACGAGTGGTGACCTCAGTCGATCATCATTGATGATCAGTGATCATGCTTAACTGTTGCTTAAACGATCATGATGGTAGGCCCGAGGGGGGCACCCCCGGCACGTGATCATGGTGCCTTAAGACCCCGCTCGCAGCCGCGCTCTCTCCCCCCGGCAGGTCGTTTCCCATCGGGCAACGCGCAGGGCAACCACGGACGGTAATCGGCAGGGGGGTGATGCCCCGTGGCGACCCCGAAGGGCCCGACGTGCGCCTGCGGGTGCGGCAAGGCGCTCCCCCCGCGCACGGGGCCCGGCCGGCCGGCGAAGTACCTCGCCGAGCACGCGCCGGACAAGCGGCAGGGCCGTCGCAGCCGGCGCGCCGAGCTGCCGGCCGTCCCGACCGAGGGACTCGCGTCCGTGACCCCGCTCGCCGGCAGCCGGCCGGCGCCTACCGAGCCGGCGCTCGTGGCCGCGACCCGCGCCGAGCTGGCCGCGGTCGACCGCGACGTCACGCCCGAGGGGATCATCGTCCTGCAGCTCGCGTGGCAGATCAGCGCGGGCGGGGGCACGCAGGCCGGCCTCGCCGCGCTCGTGCGCGAGTTCCACGCGAGCAAGGCCCGGGCGCTCGACGGCGCCGACGAGGTCGGCGACCCGGTCGTCGAGATTTTCGGATCATGACCGTGCTCGGGCCGGCTCGCCGGCTGCTCGCCGCTGCTCGGGCGCTGCTCGGTCCTGCTCGCCGCTGCTCGGCTGCTGCTCGCGCCTGCTCGGTCCTGCTCGCCGTCCGCTCGTCGGCCGCTCGGCCCGGCTCGCCCGGTGCTCGCGCGGCCGCCGCGGTGGTGCTCGTGGCCTGCTCGTGGCTGCTCGCCGGAAGCTCGCCCGGTGCTTGAGGTGCTGTGCGGCCCGCCGACGGCCGGCAAGAGCACGTGGGCGCAGCTCGCGGCCTCGGGCGACGTCGTGAGCTGTGACGACGTCCGGCTGTACGGGCTGCAGGGGCACCTCGCGATCAGGCGCGCTCAGCAGGCCGCGCGCGAGCTGCTCGCGGGCGGCCGGTCGGTCACGGTCGACGGCTGCGCCATGAACCCGCGCACCCGGGCCGAGTGGCTGTACCTCGCCGAGCAGCACGAGCAGCCGACCCGGCTCGTGCTGTTCGACGTCGACCCCCGGGAGGCGTACCGGCGCAACGCGGGCCGGCCGCGCGGGCAGCAGGTGCCGAACCTCGGCGCGTACCTGCGCGAGTGGCCCGAGCAGCGCGCGACGGCCGCGGCCGAGCCGTGGGGCGAGGTCGTGCTCGCGGCCGAGCAGCGCACGAGCCCGGACGAGTGGTGACGCTCGTCGTTCCGGAGCGCGACGACCTGCTCGTGCCCCCGGCGCACGTGTGGCGGCCGCCGAGGCAACGCAGCATGGCGCCGCAGCTCGCGCAGCTCGCCGAGGCGCTCGAACGGCCGCTCGACCCCGAGCAGGTGTTCGCGGCCGACGTCCTGACGGGCACCCGGGCGGACGGCCGGGCCGCGAGCCTCGGCGCCGCGATCATCGCCCCGAGGCAGAACGTCAAGTCCTGGTTGTTCGAGCTGATCGCTCTCGGCCGGCTGCTGGCGCCGGGTGGCGACCGGCTCGTCGTGTGGTCGGCGCACGAGGTCAAGACCGCGCAGGAGTCGTTCACCGACCTACAGCTCTTGATCGACTCGCACCGATGGCTGCGACGCAGGGTAACCAAGATCGTCCGGGCGAACGGCAAGGAAGGGATCGAGTTCGTCGGCGGCCGCCGGCTCGCGATCCGAGCCCGGATCAAGACCGGGGGCCGTGGCCTCTCGGGCGACTGCGTGTTCCTCGACGAGGCGTTCGCGCTGACCCCGGCGCACATGGGGTCGCTGCTGCCGATCCTGTCGACCCGGCGCCGGGCGGCCGTGTTCTACGGCTCGTCGGCCGGCCTCGTCACGTCCGAGGTGCTGCGCGGCGTCCGGGACCGCGGCCGCAAGGGTGGGCGCGGCGCGCCGGCCTACGTCGAGTGGTGCGTGCCGGGGTCGCTGCTGTCGCCCGGGTGCGCACAGCCGAAGTGCCTGCACGCGCCGGGCACCCCGGGCTGCACGCTCGATCGCGAGGAACTGTGGATCGCCTGCAACCTTGCCGCGTACCCGGGCCGGCGCATCTCGATCGAGTACCTGCGCGAGGAACGCGCCGAGCTGCCCCCGGCCGAGTTCGCCCGGGAGCGGCTCGGGTGGTGGGACGAGGACGGCGGCTCGCTCGTCACGATCCCGGTTGACGCATGGGACGCGCGGGCCGACACCGGCAGCCGGATCGCCGGCCGGCGCGCGCTGGCGTTCGACATCACGCCCGACCGGAAGGTCGCCGCGATCGGTGGCGCCGGCTGGCGGTCGGACGACGCGAAGCACCTCGCGCTGATCGAGCACCGGGCCGGCACGTCGTGGCTCGTCCCCCGGCTGCTCGAACTCGTCGAGCGGCACGACCCGGCCGCGGTCGTCGTCGACGGCGCCTCGCCGGCCGCGACCGAGATCGAGGCACTCAAGCAGGCCGGCCTGCGGCTGCGCACGGCCGACAACCCGAACGGCGTCCTCGTGGTCCTGGGCGCGTCCGACATGGCCCGGGCCTGCGGCGCCATGTACGACGCGGTCGCAGGCGACGAGCCGGACGCGTACCACCGCGGCGACCCGGTGCTGCAGCAGGCGCTCAAGGGCGCCGCGCGCCGGCCGATGGGTGACGGCGGGTGGGCGTTCGGCCGGCGCACCTCGGCGGCCGACATCTCGCCGATCGTCGCCGTCACCGAAGCGCACTACGGACTCACGACAACGCGGCCCGACCGGGGCCCGATGGTGGCATGGAGGTGAGCGGGTGCGCGACGTCCTGCTGACGGCGCTTGAGGTCGCGTTCGTCGTGCTGCTGGCGGCCGGGGTCGGCCTCGTCGTCGTCGGCCTCGTCGACGGCCTCGTCGGCGCCGGCCTCGGCCTGATCGCTGCCGGGTTCGTCGCACTGGCCTCGGCCGAGACTGCGCGGCGCGCGACCGGCCGCACGAGCGGGAGCGAGGACACCCCGTGACGCTGTTCCACCCGAGCAGCGGCGCGGCCGCTGTCACAGAACCCGGCCGCGCGGCCGAGCTGCCGGCGCAGGCCCGGGCCTCGGCCGACTTCTACGCGCAGAACCTGCTCGCGTACGGGGGGCAGCTCTACGGCACGGGCGCGCCCGGGCTGTTCACGACCTACGGCAGCAACAAGGCCGAGCCGATCGCGGACGACTTCAGCGGCTACATCGTCGGGATGCTGCGCGGCGCCGCGCCCGTGGCGGCCGTCGAGGGGTTCCGCACCCGCGTTCTGTCCGAGGCGACGTTCGTGTATCAGCGGCTGATCAACGGCCGGCCGGGCGACATGTTCACCTCGGCGAACCTCGACCGGCTGCAGCACCCGTGGGCGGGTGGCACGACCGGCGACCTGATCACGCGGATGCTGCTGCACGCCGACTTCGGGGGCGCGAGCTACGTCTACCGCGGCGCGACCGACCTCATCCTGCTGCGGCCCGACTGGGTCGACATCGTGCTCACGGAGCGGTTCGAGAGCATCGGCGGGGTCGAGCGGCAGGTCGGGTGGGAGCGCCTCGGGTACGCCTACTGGGAGGGCGGCCGGCAGCTCGGCGCCGACCCCGTCGTGCTGATGCCCGACGAGGTGTGCATGTTCTCGCCGTGGCCCGACCCGCTCGCCTCGTGGCGCGGGATGTCGTGGCTGACCCCGCTCGTGCGCGAGGTGCAGGCCGACAAGCAGGCGACCCGGCACAAGCAGGCGTTCCTAGACAACGCGGCGACCCCGAACATCGCCGTGAGCCTGCGCGACGCGACGACCCCGAAGCAGTTCAACGAGTTCGTGCAGGCGATGGACGAGGCGCACAAGGGCAGCGACAACGCGGGCCGGACGCTGTACCTCGGCGGGGGCGCCGACGTGACCGTGATCGGCAAGGACATGAAGGAACTCGACTTCGGGTCGATCATCGGCAAGGGCGAGACGCGCATCGCGAACGCGGCCGGGGTGCACCCGGTCGTCGTCGGGTTCTCCGAGGGCATGCAAGGCAGCTCGCTCAACGCGGGCAACTACGGCGCCGCGAAGCGCATGACCGTCGACGGCACGCTGCGGCCGACGTGGCGCAACCTCGCCGGCTCGCTTGAGGTGCTGTTCCCCCCGCCCGCGGCGCCGCGCGGCGCCGGCAGCTTCACCCCTGCCCGGCTGTGGATGGACACGCGCGACGTCGCGTTCCTGCGGGATGACGAGATGGACGCGGCGAAGGTCAACCAGACCGACGCGCAGACGATGCGGACCCTGCTCGACGCAGGGTTCACGGCCGAGTCGATCAAGGCTGCGATGACGGCCGGGGGCGACTGGTCGCTGCTCGTGCACTCCGGGCTGTTCTCCGTGCAGCTACAGCCTCCCGGCACCACCGCGAAGCCCGACACCGCGCCGCAGCCGGCGCCGGCCGGCACCTGAGAGGGGTCACGAAACGTGGAGACGTTGCGCGAGCTGGACATCGTGCGTGCGCTGCCGGCACGGCGCGGGCCGCTGCTGCGATCGGAGGGAGACGGCGCACCGATCCTTGAGGTGCGGTTCTCCCCGTTCGACACGTGGTACGAGGTCAACTCGTGGTGGGAGGGCAACTTCATGGAGCGCACCGTCAAGGGTGCGTTCTCCAAGACGATGGCCGAGGCCCGGGCCGCGGCCGTGATGCCGGTCAAGATGCTGTTCGACCACGGGTACGACCCGTCGATCGGTAACAAGCCGCTGAGCGCCGTCGAGGAACTCGACGAGGAGGACGACTCGGCCGTCGCGCGCGGCGCGCTGTTCACCGAAGCGTCGTACGTCCGGGACCTGATGCCGGGCCTGCGCGCTGGCGTGTTCGGCTCGTCGTTCCGGTTCCGGGTGATGCAAGAGCAGTGGGCCGACGAGCCGGGCACGGCCGACCACAACCCGAAGGGCCTGCCCGAGCGCACGATCACTGAGGTGCGCCTGTTCGAGCAGGGGCCCGTGACGTTCCCGGCCTCGCCGACCGCGACGGCCGGCATCCGGTCGGCGGCCGTGTCGATGACCGATGCGTACTACGCGCGCATGCGCGCCCGGAACCCGGAAGCCGTCGAGCAGCTCGCGGCCCGGGCGACCGAACTCCACATGACCCGCACCTCGGGCCGGCCTGCAGCCGCGCGCAGCACTGCAGCCGATCACGAGGCCGCGCAGCACCACCCGGACGAGCCGGCACGCAGCCACTCGGGCGGGATCGCGGCGAGCCGTCGGCGCGCCGTCCTACTCGAAGCGATGGGGAAGAACCGATGACACTCACGGAGCTGCGTGCCCGGCACGCTGCGATCCTGGCCGAGCTGCGCTCGATTCACGAGGCGGCCGGCGACAACGCGCTCGACGACGAGCAGGGCACCCGGTGGGGGCAGCTCGACGACGAGCGGCAGACGGTCGAGGCGTCGATCGAGCGCGAGCAGCGCCGGGCCGACGTCCTCGCGGCGCTGGGCAACGCCTCGCGGTCCGAGGGCGACCGGGCGCCGGCCGGCGACGGCCCGCAGCGCACGCTGCGGACCGAGGGCGGTCAGTTCGGTGCCAACGTGCAGCGGACCGCGCCCGACCCCGACGAGGTGCTGCGCGACCGGACGTTCGCGCCCGGCTCGCGCGCGCGGCAGCGTCAGCTCGTCGAGGCGAACCTGCGCGCGATCGAGCCGTTCCTCGACAACGCGGACCACGAGCGGAACGTCGAGAAGCTGCTGCGGCGCCACGCGCACCGCACGTGGTGGACCGAGAACCTGCTCGCCCGGTCGACCGAGGTGTACGCCGAGGCGTTCGCGAAGATCATGCGCGGGCACCCCGAGCTGCTCACCGACGAGGAGCGGACCGCGATCAGCGTCGGCACGAACGCGAACGGCGGGTACCTCGTCCCGACGTTCCTCGACCCGACCGTGCTGATCACGAACAACGGCTCGTCGAACGTCATGCGCCGGTACGCCACGGTCAAGACCCTCGTCGAGGGCAAGACGTGGAACGGCGTCACCTCGGCCGGGGTCACGGCCTCGTGGGACGCCGAGCTTGCCGAGGTGAGCGACGACAGCCCGACGTTCTCGAACCCGAGCATCGGCCTCGGCAAGCCGCAGGCGTTCGTGCAGGCGAGCGTCGAGGCGTTCGAGGACATCTCGGGCCTGTCGAGCGACATCATGATGATGTTCGCCGACGCGCGCGACAACCTCGAAGGCGCCGCGCACATGACCGGTACGGGCACCCTGCCCGAGCCGAAGGGCCTGTTCACGGCGATCAACGCGTCGAGCACGCTGCAGATCGTCAGCACCACCGCGGCGACCATCGGCGAGGTCGACCTCGACGCGCTCGTCGAGGCGCTGCCGGTCCGGTGGCGCCGCAACGCGAAGTGGGTCCTCGCGCCGAAGTACGCGAACGCGATCAAGCGCCTCGGTACCGCGGTCAGCTCGACGTTCTCGGGCGACCTCACGCAGCCGACCGCGCAGACGATCCTCGGGTACGAGCAGGTCGTCACCGACGACGCGCCGCAGACGCAGACGACCACGGCGAAGGATCAGGAGATCGTGTTCGCCGACCTGTCGCAGTACACGATCGTCGACAAGCCGGGCGGCACGAGCGTCGAGTTCGTGCCCGTGCTGATGGGCAGCAACGGCCGCCCGATCGGCGCCCGGGGCTACTGGATGCACTGGCGCACGGGGGCCGACATGCCCGTGCTGCAGGCCGGCCGCATCCTGCTCGACAAGACCTCGGCCTAGTCCCGAGACCCGGCGCAGGCCGGCCCGCGTGCCCGGGCCGGCCTGCGCCGTTCCACGTCACGAAACCAACCACCCGACCGGGAGCTGCCCCCGATGTCACACGTCGTCCCTGAGTCCACGTTCACGGCCGCGCGGCCCGACTGCCCGCACCCCGAGTGGTGGCACGCGGTCGACGCGTACTCGACCGAGCTTGAGGTGTCCGAACTCGTCGCGACGTTCGTCCGGGCGCTGCAGCCCGACCTCGTCGTCGAGACGGGCACGTGTGTCGGGGTCACGGCCGGGATGATCGGCGAGGCTCTCGTCGCGAACGGGCACGGCCGGCTCGTCAGCCTCGAAACGAACGAGCGGCTCGTCGAGGCAGCCCGGGCGCACGTCGCCGGCCTGCCGGTCGAGGTGCGGCACGAGTCGTCGCTCGACTACCTGCCCGACGGCCCGATCGGGTTCGCGTGGCTCGACTCGCTCGTGACCCTGCGCGTGCAGGAGTTCGAGCGGTTCCGGCCGTACCTCGCACCCGGCGCGATCGTCGGGTTCCACGACACCTCGCCGCATCACGGCGACTGGGGCCGCGCCGTCGAGGCGCTGCCCGGCACCCGTTGCATCCGTCTGCGCACGCCGCGAGGCGTGACGTTCCTTGAGCTGACCGACTGAGAGAGGGACTGCCCCCCATGAGTAAGCGCATGGTGTTGCACCGCACGCCCGTCAGCGTCCGCCACCCGGTCACGGGCCAGTACCTCGGCCTGCGCCGCGGCGACGAACTCGACGAGGCCGACCCGATCGCGCTCGACCCGACGTTCGCGTGGCTGTTCGAGGACACCCCCGAGCCCGAGCAGCTCGCATCGGTCCGGCTCGACAACGAGGTCGAGCAGGCGACGGCCGCGCCGGGGGAGCGCCGCTCGACGCGCCGGCCCGCCCGCAAGGCGGCCGGCGAGTGATCCCGGGGACGGTCGTCCCTGCGTTCCTCGACGGGGGCCGCTGGTCGGCATGCTTCGGCGAGTCGTTCGTGCACCTGCTGCTGTCCGACATGGTCGGGCAGGGCCGGATGTTTCAGGCCGGCGCGTACCTGCGCGAGATGTGCTCGGCCTCGGGCATCGCGGACGGCCGGAATCAGGCCGCGGCCGCGTTCCTCGAACGGACGCAGGGCGAGTGGCTGTGGTTCGTGGACACCGACATGGGGTTCGGGAGCGACACCGTCGAGCGGCTGCTCGCGGCCGCTGACCCGGTCGACCGGCCGGTCGTCGGTGCGCTGTGTTTCGCGCACCGACGGATCAAGCGCACCGCGCTGCGCGCCGAGCGGTACGGGATCATCCCGACCCTGTATCAGTACGTCCAGACCGACCGCGAGGCCGGGTTCGCGCCGCTGCCGTCCTGGGAGCGTGGCGAGCTGCTGCGCGTCGGCGCGACCGGCGCGGCGTGCCTGCTGATTCACCGGACGGCGCTGGAGACCGTGGCCGCGAAGTACGGGCCTCGGTCGTGGTTCACCCCCGTGACGCACCCGACGGCCTCGACGACCGGGGGCCCGCGGACGTTCTCCGAGGATCTCTCGTTCTGCCTGCGCCTCGCCGGCTGCGACATCCCGCTGCACGTCGCGACGAGCGTGCACACGACGCACGACAAGGGCGGGGCGTTCCTCGACCTCGACGCGTACGAAGCGCAGCCGATCGAGTTCGGGGCCGGCGCGATCGGCCTCGACGACGAGCCGGCCGGCCCGGCCGAGCTGCTGCAGGAGTCGGCCTCATGAGCGCCGTCGACGTCGGCGACGTGTGGCCCGACCTGTCGATCACGTGGGCAGCCGACCCCGACCTGCTCGTGCTGACGCTGACGCTGCCGGACGGCTCGACGCTCGTCGGCAGCTACCCGGCCGACGTCGGCGACGACCTGACGATCACCCGGTCGGCGGCCGGCTCGTTCGCGTGCACGCACGTCCTGACGCTGCCCGGCCGGCACACGGCCCGGTGGGTCGGCACGGGCACGGTCGACCGGGCGCACACGGACGCGCTCAACGTCAGCGCGTCGACGAACATCCCGCTGATCAGCCTCGCCGACATCCGGGCGCAGACGCGCGCGAACGCGACCACGGCCGACGAGGAGCTGCGTTGGTACGGCCTCGTCGCCTCGCGCATGGCCGAGGACCACACGCAGCTATGGCGCCGGCAGACGCTCGTCGAGCGGTTCAACGGCGGGACCGAGTACCTCATCCTGCAGCGGCCGCTCGTCAGCGTGACGAGCGTCGTCGTCGACGGCACGGCGCTGAGCGGGGGCGAGGGGGTCGCGTGGACGACCGACCTCACCCGGGGCCGGCTGTACCGCGGGGGGCCGCTGGCGCCGCTTCCGTGGCCGTGCAGCGTGCAGGGCACGGTCGTGACGTACGTCGGGGGGCCGGCCGACGGGGTCGTGCCCGAGAACGTGCTGCAGGGCGTGCGGCTGCAGGTGCAGCACCTGTGGGACTCGCAGCGTGGCGGGTCGGGCATCCCGCGGCAGTCGGGCGCCGACTTCACGACTGACGGCCGCACGGGCTACTCGATCCCGAACCGCGTGCTCGAACTCTGGCGCGCCTCGATCCCGATGGGCGGGTACTACGTCGCATGACGAACACGTCGACCGTCCTCGCCGACGCGACCCGCGCCATCGTCGCCGCGATGCGCGGCCGCACCGGGTACCGGTCGTGCTGGGACGTCAGCACGGGCGTTCCCGTGTACCACTCGGCCGAGATTGCGCTGTTCGACGACAACACCGAGTCGGGCCTCGTCATCGCGCACCCGGGCGACCCGAACCGCTCGGGCGAGGGTGGCGACAGCAATCAGGCGATGGCGACCCTCGGCACCCGGCGCGCGCGCGAGGAAATCGCGATCGTGCACTGCCTCGCGTGGTACTCGACCGGCGACAGCGTCGACGGGTCGATGCAGGCCGCGTGGGACGGCGCGGCCGCGATCGTCGACGAGGTCGACGCCGAGCTGCGCGGCGACGTCGCCGGCATCGGCCCGAGCCTCGGCCTCGTGCCCGCGTACCGCGAGGTCACGTGTCAGTTCGACGCGGTGACGGGCGTCCGCCCGTACGCCTCGACGGGCCTCGTGTGCGAGATGTCGTTCGACCTGCGCATCACGGCCCGGCTGTAGGCCCGGCGCCGTAAATCCTTCGGCGAGCTCGCACTCGAGCGCGCCGCGTACAGCTGTGCCGGCCGCAAGATTTCCGGCGCCTGCCCCCGAAACCCACTCCCCGGCCGTCCGGCCGCGGGAGCCGTAGCCATGCCCGAAGGGAGCACCGTGCCTCGACTCGTGTACCGGGGGAAGCACGCCGCGGTCGACGTTCCGCACCTGCGCCTCGCCGAGGTCGCGTTCGGCGTGCCGTTCGACATCGACGACAAGGGCGCCGAGCTGCTGCTCGCGCAGCCCGGCAACTGGGCCCGCGAGGACAGCGACGAGGGCCGTGCGGCCGTCGCCGAGGTCGCCGCGCGGGTCAAGCGGAAGGCGGCCGCCGAGCGTGCCGCGAAGCGCGCCGAGGCCGCGGCCGACGCGCAGGGCGAGCCGGCCGCGCCGGCCGGAACGGAGGGCTGAGCGATGACCGCGACCATGCTCGACCACCAGCTCGGGTTCAAGAACGAGGCCACGTGGAACACGGCCGAGACGGTCGACGAGTTCGTCGAGTGGCTGCCCGGCAACGGGATCGAGTGGGATCCCGAGGTCGTGCAGGGCGCCGGCCTGCGCGTCGGCTCGCAGGTCGACCGGTCAGCGCGCCGGGTCGCGCAGATCGGGCAGGGGTCCGGCAAGCTCGCGTTCGAGCTGATGTCGGTCGGCTGCGGGAACCTGATCAAGGGGCTGTGCGGCACGGGCGTGTCGACCGACTCGGGCGACACGACGACGTTCCAAGAGCTGTTCACGCTCGATTACGACGGGACGTACCCGGACGCGTTCACGTTTCAGGAGGGGATCGTTACCCCCGGGGGTACGGTCCACACCTACACGTACGCCGGGTGCTCGATCACCGAGGGCGAGATCGAGATGCCCGAGTCGGGCATCGTCACGGTGACGCTCGGGATCGACGCGCGCAGCCTCGCGACGAACACGTCGCTCGCCTCGGCGAGCTACCCCTCGGGCGGGTCGCTGTTCACGAGCGCGTTGCCGACGACCAACGGCGCGAAGTTCGGCGGCACGCTCACGGTGCCGACGACGACCGCGGTCGCGTCGTCGACCGGGACGTCGACGGCGGTCAAGAGCTGGAAGCTCTCGATCAAGAACAACCTCGACGTCAAGCGGCGCGTGATGGGTGGCCGCAACCGGCCGACGGTCGGCAAGCGTGAGGCCGTCCTGAGCGCGACCGTCGAGTACGACGCGACCACGGGCGGGACCTTCCGTGACGCGTACCTCGCGCAGACGGGCCTCGCGATCCTGCTCGACCTGCAGACGGCCGAGGCGCTCACCACGGGCAACGCGCGATTCCAGGTCGCGATCCCGGTCGCGAAGATCGACAAGGGCCCGATCCCGATGCCCGAGGACGGCAAGACCGTCACGACCTCGATCGACTTCAAGGTGCTCGACGACCTCACGAACGCGCCGCTGTACCTCGTGCGGCGCACGGCAGAGACCGCGCTGTGAGGGGTGGGTCGTGGCCGAGGTGAAGGTGTCGACGTCCGGGTCGAACGACCTGCGTCGCCTCGGCCGCGACCTGCAGAAGGCCGGCGCGGTCACGCTCCGGAAGGAATTGATCAAGGGGCTGCAGCGCGCCGGCAACATCGGCAAGGCAGCCGTCCCGATGTCCGCCCGGAGCCACCTGCCCGGCTCGGGCGGCATCGGCCGCGGCACGAGCCTCGGCGAGTACGTCGCTGATCTCGGGGTCGTCGCCAAGGTCGCGATGTCCGGCAAGAACGCGGGCATCCGGATCACGGGTAGCAAGAGCAAGGCGCGCGCCGAGGCGCACCGTCGCCGGCAGGCGCGCAAGAACCTCAAGCGCAAGCCGAGCCGGCAGCGCGCAGCGTCGACGGCGCTGCGCGGGCAGGGCCTCGTCGACCTGAACGCGATCAACCGCGGCCGGGTCAAGGCGCCGACGTTCGGGCACCGGCCGTGGCACGTGCAGGCCGTCAAGCCCGGGTTCTTCGACGACGCGATGACGGGCGTCGTCGCGCAGGCCGCGCGGCAGGCGGCCGTCGACGCAGTGCGCGCGATCGAGCGCGACATCGCGGGCGGGTAGCCACCCGTCCGCACTCCACCACGAACCGGGAGCTGCACCGTGGACAAGCCCACGTTCCGTTACGAAACGTCCGACGGCCGGGTGCTCGACGACGTCGAGCTGCTCGTCGACATCGACGACATCGACGTCGACGCGGCCGAGGCGCTCGAACTCGCGATCGGCGCCGACATCCGAGCGATCAACTCACTGCGGCTGACGCAGCAGCTACGGGTGTTCGTGTTCATCAGCGCGAGGCGCGTCGACCCCGGCGCCACGATGGAAGGGGTCGGCCGGGTCAAGCTCGGCCCGCTGCTGACCGCGTTCACGGCGGCCGTGAACGCCAAGAACGCGCGAGGAGCCGCAGACGGCCCGTCAGCGGCTCAGCAGCCCGACCTGCGGCTCGTCACCCGCCCGGACGCCGATCCGCTCGTGAGCGAGCCGGGAACGGGCGCGCAGGACGGGCAGCCGGCCGGCCGTGACGTGCAGTTCACGGCGAACCTCGTCATCCCGACGTCGGTCACGACCCCCGAGCCGGCCGAGGTGACCATCGTCGGCGCCGAACCGGGCGAGGTGCTGTCCCCTACCAACGCCGGCAGCGAGGACTAGCGGCCGCTGCCGGCCGACCCGCGCCGGCCCCGGTCGTGAGGGTGCCCCCTCCCGCGATCCGGACAGCGCGGCGCCGCTACCTGGCCGCGTTCCTCGACCTCTGGCGCATGCACCCGAGGGACGTCGGCCGGCTGTACCTGTCCGAGTTCTGGGCGCTCGTCGAGGAGATCGACCGGCGCCGGACGCAGCAGCAGTGAGGGGGCCGGCCGCGTGGCTGAGCGGAACGTGTCGTTCGACCTGCTCGCGATCGACAAGGCGAGCGAGGCTCTCGCCAAGGTCGGGCGCGAGGTGTCCGACCTCGGCGACAAGGTCGAGCGCGCGTCGGGCACGGTCAACATCGACGCGGACACGGCGAAGGCCCGAGAGCAGGTCGCCGCGCTCGACGCGCAGCTCGGCCGGCTCAACGCGAAGGGCCTGCGGGTCGACGCGAACATCAGCGCGGCCGAGCGGCAGCTCGCGATTCTGCAGGCCGAGCTGCAGCGCACGACCGACGAGGATGCGCAGGTCGAGGTGCGCGCGAACATCGCGCAGGCCGAGGCCGAGCTGCGCCGGCTCAAGGCTGAGCGCATCTCGATCGACCTCGACACGAATCAGGTGTCGGCGAAGGCCGCGCGGGTGCGGCAGGAGATCGAGCAGGCGACGCGCGCGCCCGACCCGGTGCCGGTCGACATCGACCCGTCACGGTGGGACGGCAAGCTGCAGAAGCTGCGCGGCGACCTCGACCGGCTCAAGGGCGACAGCCGCGGCGGGTTCGACATCGACGTCGACGTGTCCGGAGCCGTCGCCGGCCTCGGCCGGATCGCGGCGCTGCTGACGGCGATCATCCCTCTCGCGGCCGCGGCAGCCGGCGCCGTCGCCGGCATCGGCGCCGTCGGGGCGGTCGGGTTCGCCGGGGTCGCAGCCGGGTTCTCGGGCATCGGCGACGCGCTCAAGGCGATGGGCGACCAGGCGAGCAGCGGGGGCGCCGCGGTCAAGGTGAGCGCCGAGGCGATCCGCTCGGCGACTCGGCAGGTCGAGGCCGCGCAGCGCGACCTCGTGCAGGCTCAGCGCGACGTCGCGACGGCACAGCGGGATGCCGAGCGGGCCGACCGCGACGTGATCAGCGCGCACAAGGACCTGACCAACGCGGAGCGCGACGCGACGCGCGCCGAGGCTGACCTCACCGGAGCGCGCCGCGACGCGATCCGGACCCTTGAGGACTACCGCACCCGGACATCCGACATGGCGCTGTCACAGAAGGATGCGGCGCTGTCCGTGCGCGAGGCCGAGGCCCGGCTCGCCGAGGTCATGAAGGACGGCAACTCGACGCAGCTCGAACGGGAACGCGCGGCGCTGTCCGTCGAGCAGGCGCAGCAGCGGCAGAAAGACCTCACGATCGAGTCGAACCGGCTGCAGGAGGACAAGAACGAGGCCGACCGCAAGGGGGTCGACGGCTCGGCGCAGGTCGTTTCCGCGCAGGACCGAATCGCACAAGCGAATGACCGCGTGGAACAGGCTAAGCAGCGGGTATCGGACGCCGAGCAGCGGCAGCGCGACGCGCAGCAGAAAATCATCGACGCGCAGGAAAAGGTCGCTCTCGCGACGCAGCGCGTCGCCGACGCTCAGTTGCACCTGCAAGAGGTCATGCACCCCGAGCCGGCTGCGGCCGGGGTCGACAAGCTCGCCGAGGCAATGGGCAAGCTCGGACCCAAGGCGCAAGAGTTCGTCAAGTTCATGCGCGAGTTCCTCGACGGGCCCGTGAAGGATTTGCGGCAGGCCGGGCAAGAGGCATTCTTGCCGGGCATTCAGTCCGGGCTAGAGCGGCTTAAGCCGCTCATGAAGGAAATCCAGCCCGCGTGGGCGGCATTCTCCGGAACCCTCGGCAAGGCTCTCGGCGACCTGATCCCGTTGTTCGGTCAGCTCGCCGCGCCGTTCCTTCGGTTCGCTGACGCGAGCCTCAAGGGCCTTGCCCCGCTCGGCGGGGTGCTGCAGGCGTTCGTGACGCAGCTCGGGGGAGTGTTCGACGAACTCACCCGGTCGGGTACGGCGCAGGCCGCGATGCAGGCTCTCGTCGAGGTCATCGGCGCGATCCTGCCCATCCTGCCCGAGCTGATCCGGCTCGGCGCCGACCTCGCCGTGCAGGTGTTCCCGCTGCTCGCGCAGGTCGTGCGCGAGCTGGCGCCGCTCGTGATCGAACTGGTCAAGGCGCTCGGGCCGCTGCTCGTCGAGGCGCTCAAGCTGCTGATCCCGCTGATTCACGACCTCGTGCAGTTCCTCGTCGATCACCCCGAGGTGCTGCAGGGCCTCGTGCTCGGGGCGATGGCTCTCGCCGTCGCGATGGGCCCCCTCGGGGAGATCATCGGGACCGTCGTCGGGGTGCTGTCCGGCATCTCGGCGCCGGTCCTAATCGCGGTCGGGGTGATCGCTGCTCTCGCGGCCGGGATCAAATACGCGTGGGACAACTCGGAATCTTTCCGGCAGAAAGTCGGCGAATTGTGGCAGGCGCTGCAGCAGGCTTTCCAGACGATCAAGGATTCCGCCGAGCCGGCGATTCGCGACCTCGTCGGGACGATTCAGAAAGACGTCGTTCCCGCGTTCGCCGCATTCGTCGAGGCAATGACTCCCGTGATCACGTTCATCGTCGAGCACCTGGCGCCGATCATCGCGACGGTATTCGGCGGGATCATTCAGGTAATCGACGCCGCGTTTAAGATTATCGCCGGAATCTTTAACGTATTCGCCGGGATTTTCACCGGCGATTGGCAGCGCGTGTGGGACGGCGTGAAACAGATTTTCTCCGGATTGTGGGAAGCGATCAAGGCAATCGTGACCACCGCGCTTGATCTGGTGAAAAAGGAACTGACCACATTGTGGGACGAGGTCAAGGTTTTGTGGGGCCGAATCACCGATACCCTGTCGCAGGCGAAATCGGCAATCGGTCGCCTCGCGTCGGGAATGTGGGATGGAATCTGGAATGCATTCCGGTCGATGATTAACAAGATCATCGACGGGTGGAACTCGTTGCACTTCAGCATTCCCGGGTTCGACGTCGGGCCGGCGCACTTCGGCGGGTTCACGCTCGGCGTGCCGCAGCTTCCGCACCTCGCGAAGGGCGGCATCACGCGCGGTCCGACGCTGGCGATCGTCGGCGACAACCCGGGCGGCCGCGAGCTGATCGAGCCGCTGCCCCCGGGTGGCGTCCCGGGCCGCGGGGTCACGGTCGAGGTTCACCTGCACGGCGTGATGGCTGGCGACGAGGACTCGTTCGGCCGCGCGGTCATCTCGGCGCTAGTCGCCGGGGTCAACACGGGTGTGCTGCCCCGCACCCTCCTACCCGCCTACTGACGAGGGAGAGGTCACGCCGTGACGGCAGGCCCGGCAGCATCCAAGGTGAACGCGTTCATCGACTCGATCGCGAACTCGGCGACGCACATCCAGTACCACACGGGCGATCCCGGCTCGGCCGGCACGGCGAACGTCGGCAGCTCGACGCGCGCGACGATCGCGTTCCCGACGGCCTCGGCCGGCAGCGCGACGCAGACGGGCACGAGCACGCTCAGCGGGTGGGCCGGCGGCTCGGTCACGGTCACGCACGGCACGCTGTGGACCGCGAGCAGCGGCGGCACGTTCCTCGCCTCGTTCGCGTTCACGGCGTCCCGGTCGGTGGTCAACGGCGACAACCTGATCGCCTCGGGCATCGTCGTGTCGTCCTCGCCCGTCGCGGCCTGATTCCGTTGTCACGAAAGGCCGGCGCGCAGCGCGAGCTGCTCGCCGGCCTCGCGCATGAGGGGGGGCCGGCATGACGATCGGCGAACGCACAGCAACGATCAACGTGTCGGCCTCGGTCACCTCGGGCAACTCGTTCGGCGGGTCGGCGAGCCTGCCGACCGGCACGGCCTCGGGCGAGTACACGATCGCTGCGTTCTTCATGCAAGGGACCTCGATCGCCACCCCCTCGGGGTGGACGTCGCTCATGACCGCGCAGAACATCGACTCGACCGAGACGATGGCCGTGTTCGGCCGTCAGTGGTCCGGCTCGCCGGCCGTGCCGACGACGACGAGCAACGGCACCGGGCGCGCGACGCTGATCCTCCACACGATCACGGGCGCCGACGCGACGACGCAGCCGGACGTCGCGACCCACACGAGCAACTACGCGGGTTCGGGCCTCACCACCTACACCGACAGCGGCGTCACGACCGTGACGCAGGGCTGCCTCGCCGTCTCGGTCGCGATGGTCGACAGCAGCACCCGGACGTGGACGCTCAACACTGCCGGGTGGAACCTGCTCGCCGCGACGACCGGGGCCGACGGCGGCCGCGGCGCAGCGATGGGTTCCAAGGCCGTCGGCGCGGCCGGCTCGACGGGCACCGTGTCGTGGTCGGTCAGCGGCGCCGGCATCGACGGCACGGTCGCGACGCTGGCGTTCCGGCCGGCCTCGGTCAGCGTCACGGGCACGAGCACCTCGACGACGACCATCACGGGCAACGTCGACAAGGGCATCGGGTTCGACGGCACCGCGGCGAGCACCTCGTCGATCTCGGGCGCCGTCCTCGGCCTCGGCGCCGCGATCACGGGCACCCGCGCGTCGACGTCGACCGGCTCGGGCACGCTCAACCTCGGCCGGCAGCTCGCCGCGGCCGCGGCGAGCACGTCGAGCATCACGGGCGCGCTCACCGTGCAGTCGCGCGTGCACGTCGGAACCCTTGAGATCGAACTCGAACCGGGCACCGACGTGTGGACCGACTTCACGACCCGGCTCGACATGCGGAGCGGCGCGCTCACCGTCAAGCACGGGCGGCCGACCCCGTACGACGACGTCGGCGCAGCGACGCTGACGTGCGGCCTGTTCAACGACGACGGCGCCATCACGCCCGACAACCCCTCTGCGGCAACGCCTCTCGTCGAGGGCATGCGGCTGCGCTGGACCGTCTCTCAGTCCGGCAACGACTACGTGCGGTTCTTCGGGTGGATCAGCGAACTCGTTCCCGACTTCCCGGGCGAGTCGACGATCGGCGCCCGGGTGGCCGTGACGGCCGTCGACGCGCTCGGCCTGCTCGGGCAGCGCAAGCTGCGCAGCAACTGGACCGAACTCGCTCTCGCGGCCGCGCGCACGGCCGGCACGACGGGCGACGCGTTCGAGGCTGCCGGCACGGCGATCGGGTGGCAGGCGATCCTGACGAACTACTCGACCGACGCGGTACCGGGCGTCGGGTCGTACGCCTACAGCGGCAGCCTCCCGAACCTGTCGTTCACCTCGGACCGCGACACCTCGGTCGGGCCCGTCGTGAGCGCATCGCCGGACAGCGACGGCAACACGAACACGGCGATCGTCGTGTTCGGGTCGACCGTCAAGTCGGTGCAGTGGCTGGTCAAGACACCGACGCAGCTACCCGCGGCCGGCACGCCGTGGGTGATCAGCTCGGTTGCCGTCTCGGTCGGAACGAACCTGTTCAACATCGCGTGCGAGGACAACGGCGCCGGCAACATGCGCCTGATCGTCAGCAACGCGGCCGGCTCGTCGTCGCTCGGGACGCTGCTCAATCCCGTGTGCCACGGGCAATGGGTCATGATCAAGGTGACGCAGAACGCGAGCACCTCGACCCGGCTCGACGTCACGGCGACGCAGCTCGGCGACGGCACCTCGGGCACGGTGTCGAACATCAACCTCGACCTACAGACGGCGACCTATCTGGAGTTCCCGAGCAAGGTCGGGGCGAACTCGGCGTGCGCTCTCGGGGGCGTGATCGGGTTCGGGTCGAGGACGGTCAGCCTCGGGTACACCGAAGCGACCGTGCTCGGCGCGCAGGGCGCCGTGTCGTCCCGGCTCGCCGACCTGCAGTCGGCCGTCGACGAGTTGCCGATCACCTGGGCCACGAGCGGAACGCTCGACGTGTCGGTCGTCACCGGCACGTGGTCGAGCCGCACGGCGCTTGAGGTGCTGCAGGAGCTGATGCGCTCGAACGCGCTGTCGGTCGCGTGGGCGCGGCCGCGTGACTCGACCATCTACGCGATCGGGTACGACGTCGTGCGGCCGTCGACCGTCCTCGCGACGGTCGACACCGATGCCGACTGCGCCGGGCAGCCGCGGCTGTCCCGGGCGCAGTCGACCCGCCCGACCCGCGTGCAGGTCGACGCGCCGGGCATCTCGGTCGTGCAGGTCGACGCCGATGCCGAGGCCGGCCCGGGCAACCCGCAGCGTCTCAAGACCCTGACGACGGTCGTCGACAGCTCGACCAACGCGCAGACGATCGGCGACCTCGTGCTGCAGCAGCGCACCCGGCTGCGCATCACGCAGATGACCGTCGACCTCACGGCCGGCGCGACCGACCACACGGCGACGCTGTTCTCGGAAGCCGGCGCGCTCAGCGGCCTGTTCCCGACGTGCCGCATCCGTGCGGTCGTCCCCTCGTCGCACTTCGGGGTGCAGACACGCGACTACGCCGTGCAGGGCTGGACCGAGACGTACTCGGCCCGGCAGGTGACGGTCACCATCGACACCGACCCCTGCCCGACGACGACGCTCGTCGCCGAGACGTTCACGGCCGCGAACGGCACGAACCTGTCGACGACGTCGTTCCCGACCTCGTTCGGCGACGCGACGACCGGCGCGACGTTCGACGTGCAGTCGAACCGCGCCCGGATCGTCAGCGGTGGCACCGGGAATCAGGCCGGCAAGCGGACGGCGAGCACGTACGCCGACGTCGAGATCACGGGCACCGTGCGCGTGACCGGCTCGGCCGAGGCGCAGGTGTGGTGGCGGATGGACTCGACCGGCGCGAACGGGTACGGCCTCGTGTTCTCGGCCTCGGGTGGCGTCCGTGTGCAGCAGGCCGTCGCCGGGGTCCTGTCGACCCGGTACAGCGCGGCCGACGTCGGGGGGCCGACCATCGTCGCGGCGACCGACTACAGCCTGCGCATCCGGCACGTGGGGCAGTACCTCGCGGTCAAGGCGTGGGACTCGGCGGGGTCCGAGCCGCTCGCGTGGGGCCTGCTCACGACCGACAGCCTGTTCACGGCTGCCGGGTACGTCGGCCTCGCGAACTGGGGCACGTCGACGACGAGCAATTTCGACACCGTGACCGTGACCGATGGGAGCTGACGTGACCGGGCCGAGCATCATCAGCCGCGCTGCGTGGGGGGCGCAGCCGTGGCGCCCGAAGGTCGAGATGTACCGCAAGACCCTCGCCGAGCAGTCGGCCGTGTTCGTCCACTACCACGGGGGCGCGCCGAAGCACCCGAGCGGCGCCGAGATGGCGCGCGAGATCGAGGCGATTCACCTCGCGAACGGGTGGGCCGGGGTCGGCTACTCGTTCATGGTCGGGCAGGACGGGCAGGCGTTCGAGGGCCGCGGGTGGGACCTCGTGACCGCGGCCTGCCCGGGATGGAACCGGCAGGCGTGGCACGTGTACGTCGCCGTCGGTGGGTCGCAGGTGCCGACCGCGGCCGCGCTCCACACGGTGCGCGCGCTGTACGACGAGGCATGCCGGCGCCGCGGCCGGCAGCTCACGCAGACGTGGCACGGCGCGCACTACGCGACGGCGTGCCCGGGCCCGGTGCTGATCCCGTGGGTTCGGGGCGGCATGAAGGACCCGAGGCCGGCGAGCAGCTCGCCGGCCCGCCCGACGAGTCCACCGAACGGAGACGACATGCCGACCGCACGCGAGGTCGCCGACACCATCCTCGACACCCCGATGCCCGGGAACCCGCCGAGCCTCGGCAGCGACGGGCACCCGCTCACCTTTCGGTGGGCGATGCGACGGATGTACGACGCGACGGTCACGGCCGCCGAGCACCAGGCCGAGGCCGCGCAGCCGAAGGTCGCCGGCACGGCCGGGCAGCTCGCGGGCGATGACAAGGTTTCGTGACCGGGTGCCTGTGGACAGCGCGAAGATCGACAACCTCGCGTCACAGCTAGGCGCCGTCCTCGTCGAGCTGGCCCGGCTCGGCGCCACGGTCGAGGGCATGCGCGGCGAGCAGCAGCGCAACGCGGTCGAGACGGCCCGCGACCTCGCCGACCACGAGGTGCGGCTGCGCGAGGTCGAGGCGTGGCGCAGCCGAGTGATCGGCTACCTCGCCGGCGCCTCGGCCGTGAGCGGTCTCTCGGGCGCCGGCCTCGCCGTCGCCGTGCAGCACTTCCTACAGTGACCCCGGGTGGCGCGATGCGTCACCTCACCCCCTCCGGAGGACACATGATCAACACCGTGCTGCGCGTGAGCAAGGCGGCCGCGGCCGCGCTGGCCGCGTTCGCCTCGACCCTCGGCCTCGCGCTGGCCGACGGCAGCATCGACACCGGGGAGTGGGTCACGGTCGCCGTGACGACCGTCGTCACGGCCGTGACGACGTTCTCGGCCCCCGCGAACCGGCCGAAGGCCGACCCGGCGCCGGACGGCGCGCAGTGAGGGTGGCCGCGGTCATCGCCGTGACCGGCCTCGCCGGCATCCTCGCGGTCGGCATCCTCGTCGGCGAGCTGCTCGTGCGGCTCGGGCGATGACGCGCCGGCCGCCCGGGTGGTACCCGGGCCCGGGCCTGCCCGGCCGGCCCGAGACGGCCGGCACGGTCCTGCGGTGGTGGGACGGCGACCGGTGGGGGTACGACGTCGCCGACCTCGGCTCGCACCCGCTGTTCCCTCCGCCGAGCCGGCGCCGGCTGCCGGCGCCGGACGGCGCCGAGG